AAAGTTCAATAACGACATTCGAAAGATCATCCGGTTCTCGGGAACGATTCCTCCTCAGTACGTGGTCCCGTCGATCATCGCTCCAGAGGTCTACCAGCACCTTTGGCAGTTGTACGCGAAAGCGTTCGAGATTTGCGGGGTCTCTCAGATCAACGCGACCGGCACGACGGCCGAGGGTCTGACGAGCGCCGTTGGACAGCGTACCTACCAAGATCAACAGACGGAACGATTCCTAGAAACGGTCCGGGCGTACGAGGACTTCGTCACGCGCGGCATCGCGCCCAACATCATGCGTTGCGCAAACGAGAACATGAGCGTCCGCTCGTTCGTCGGTACGCGCGTCGCGAAAAAGATCCAGTGGTCGAGTGATATGGCGACCATCGACGCGGAGATCCGATGCTATCCGGGCTCGATGCTCCCGGACACCCCGGCGGGTCGCATGTCGTGGGGTCAAGACATGCTGCAACTCGGAGCCGATCCGGGAACGGTTATGGAAAATATCGGGATCCAAGATCCCGACGATATCTTGCGCCGCCTCATGGCGCGCCGCTTCATCATTCAGAAAAACATCGAGTCGATCGTCCGCAAGGGGAACTACGTGGGTCCCGAGCCGAGCGACGATCACAAGCTCGCCATGGATCTGGTGAACGACGCATACGCGGAAGCGCGACTCGATGGCGTTCCGGAAGAGCGGAAGCAGATGCTCTTGAATTATATGCGCTCTACACAAGGTTTCATTGACAGGATGGCGCAAGCGGCGCAAGCCGCGGCGCAATCCGCCCAACCCCTGACGCAGCAAGCGTCTCAACAGTAAGCCTGAGGTCACATGCCGAACGAAGCTACAGCCGTCGAGGGTCTTTCCGCAGAGGAGACGAGCGCCATGCATGCCGTCTTCGGAGACGCGCCCGCGCCCGCGCCAGCAGCGAACCTTGCACCGGCCGAAGGTGCTCCCGATGACGGAAGTGTGGACGTCGAGATCGACGCGCCCGCGCCCGCGCCCGCGAATCGCGAACAGGGCAATCGCGAACAGGGCAAGGTGGTCTCCTTCTCTCGCATTCGGTCGCGGCTCGAAGAGCAGCAGAACCAGGCACGCGCGCTCGTCAACGAAGCGGCGCGCCGAGAGCAGATCATCGCCGAGCGTGAGCAGCGCTTGGAAATCGCGCATCGCCAGCTGAAAGAGCGCGAGGAGATCCAGGCGATCTTGGACTCGGGAGATCCGGCGGAATACTTCGCGCGCACGAATAAGGACCCGCGCGAATTCCTCGAACGCCTTGCGCGGAGCGGGCAACCCGAGGCGAAACAGCAGTCCGAGCTACAGCGTCTCGCGAAGGAACAGCAAGAGCTGAAGGCGGAACTGCAACGCGAGCGCGAGGCGAACAAGCAAGCGAGAGAGAACCTCGATCGTCAGCGTCGCGAGCGCGACGACGCGGTCGCTCGTCAGCGCGCCGATCAGAATTTCGTCGCCACGATCTCGCCCGAACAGCACCCCCACCTCACGGAGGAATTCTCCGAACGCGAAGCCGTCGCGTTCGCTCGCCAGGTGCTCAGTGAACCGGTGGGCACCGACGAACACGGACGGCCCGTGTCGCGCGTCGAAGCATTCCGCATGCGATACGGGACCTACCCGGATGATGCGACCGTGGCCGGGTACCTCGAATCCGTCGTGAAGGAGCGCCGCGAGTCGCGCGCGAAGAGCGCATGGGGTCGCGGGACCAAGCGTACGACGGCGGCTGACAATCCCGCGATCCAGCCGCGCCCGCGCCCGCGAGCCGAACGAACCCGATCGATCGAGACGGACGGCCGTTCCCATCCGTCGAAAACGACGCAAGAGGAGATCGATCGGCAGTCGATCGCGATTCTCGAAGCTGCAATGAAAAACAAGAAAGAGTAAGGTAGGGTCACCATGCTTGACATCAACGCCGTCAACAACGTCCTAAAACTCCAGTACACCCAGCCCCGGGTAGAGACGCTCGCGATCGGCGCGGTCCTCTACTCGATCTTGACGAAGAAGACCGATTGGGTCGGCGGGCAGCACCCGATCTCGATTCGGTCGGCGCTCCCCGGCGGATCGTCGGTGACGTTCTCGGATGCGCAGGACAACTCGACGGCGAGTGTCTACAAGCGTTTCTACGCGATTCGGAAGCACGCCTACCAGCTCGCGATCCTCGACGGCGAAACGCAGGACTCTGCGGAGTCGAATGCGGGCGCGCAGCTCGATGCGATCAAAGCGGAGATCGACGGCACGCTCGAATCGATGATCGAACGCATCGAAGCCGATCTCTGCGGCAACGGCGGCGGTGCGCTCGGGCGCCTGACGTCGAGCACGGATCCGGATCGTCCCTCGATCGTGTCTAGCAACACGGTCTATCTTCAGTATCCCGCTGACGCGCTCAAAATGAGCGAAGGGATGCCCGTTCAGCTGTCCGCGACGGATGGCACCTCCGGTGCCGTCAAGGCGTCCTCGGACGTGCTCACGAGCGTCGACGTCGACACGGGTAAGCTCACGGTCGCGACCACGTGGGACGCGAATATCACGACCGCGGCGGCGCTGGATTACGTCTTCCGCAAGGGTGACTTTCCTTCGGTCAACTCTCACCCGTTCGGGCTGTTCGGGTGGATTCCTCCGACGGCTCCGTCGGCGACTCCGTTCCTCGGGGTCGATCGCTCCGTCGATCGGACGCGTCTCGCTGGCGTGCGGTACACGGATGGCGCGGGCGGGCCGATCGACGAGATCCTGATCCGTCTCGCGACGGAGGTGAGCAAGCCGGCGCGCTCGCGCCCGGACCTCGCCGTTCTCTCGCCGCGCAAGTGGGCGAAGCTCGTTCAGACGATCGAAGCTCGCACGTCGAACGTCCGTTACGGCAAGGTGCAGAGCACCAACGGCCAATTCGGATACGACTCGGTGCAGCTCATCGGACCGAAGGGTCCGATCGACGTTGTCGCCGCGCCGTTCTACCCGGACACGCACGCTCACCTTCTCATGAAATCGACCTGGTATCTCAAGAGCAACGAGGGCATGCCCAAGATCCTGAACCGCGACGGGATGCGCATGCAGCGACTCTACAACGCGGACGCCGACGGCGTGCGCGCCGGCTACTACGGCGAGTTGTGCTGCTTCGCGCCCGGCTGGAACGGGGTCGCGCTTCTCTGAGAGGTCATGCAAGGGCGCGCGCTCCTCAATTCGGGGGAGCGTGCACTCTGCACCTATCCAAGGAAAGAAGGTAAGTCATGGCCGATCGAATCACGAACCCGCTCGCGGGTACCAACGGGCGCCGTCGCGTCCTCTGCTCCTTCGCGCTCGTCTCGCCTGGTGCGGATGGGGACTGCGAAATCCTCGAAGGCGGGGACTTCGTAGAGAGCGCCGCGTACACGGCAGAGGGCGAGCTTACCCTCGTCATGAAAGATCAGTGGACGGGCATCGCCGGCGCCTACTTCGGCGCGCAGGAGGCCTCGCCGTCGGGCGCGTACGCGGAGATCGCGAGCGCTGACGTGAAAGGGACGCGCACGGTCGTTCTCTCGACTGGTAGCGTCACGGGCGGGACCGCGGCGGAGTACACGCCGGCCGTTTACACCCCCGAGGTCTTCGATCCCGGCACGCTTCCGAGCGGGGGGCCGCCGTTGGATGATCCCGGCACGCTCCCCTCCCTCACTCCAAGCGACTACACCCCCGCCGCGTTCACGCCGGCCGTTCCGGGAACGTTCGTTCCCACGTATCTCGCGGCTGACGATATCCTCTACTGCACGTTCGTCTTCGCGAATTCGGTGCCGGAATGAAGCCGTCACTGGCGGGTCTCATGGTCTCGTTCGGCAAGCTTCATAAAGGCAGCAAGAGCGACGACGGGGGAGACGAAGGTGACGACGAGGAGCACGACCCGTCCGACGACATGGGCGGCGACGACGACGATCGCGAGATGGCGTTGTCGGCGGCTGACGAGTTGCTCGACGCGATCGAGAAGAAGGATCGCGAAGGGGTCGCGGACGCGATCGAAGCCATCATGAGGAGCTGCGGATAATGGCGCGCACGAGGACATTTGCCGATCTCATCGCTGATGTGCGGCAACGCACGAATCAGGAGGAATCTGACTTCGTGTCGGATGATGAGATCGGCGAATACCTCAATCAAGAGATCGCGGAGCTGTATTCGCACGTGGTGCAGGGCGCGGGACAGCCTTACTACCGCACGACGTTGACGCTGGCCGTCGTCGTAGGAACGTCTCTCTACGCCCTGCCCGCCGACTTCTGGCGACTTCAGGAGGTCAGCGGCAGGCTCGCGAGCGGCCGCGCGTTCCACCTGCGACCCT